AGTGTTCCGCCTTCACTGTTTGTAAATTTAGCGCTAATGCAAATTCTTTTTGCACCAAGTTCTGCTCGTGGATCTGATCCATGTCCACCGGATGGCGAAAGAATTGGTTGCAGAGTCGCTGCAGTAAAATTAGGACTGCTTTGAATGGAAGCTGGAAGATCAATATACGCACTGTTTATTGTAACTGGAATAGTGTCAGTTGTTTTTCCTGGATATGATTCGCCGTAACGATATCCGGCACCAACCGATAGCATTTCAATTTCAACAATCGAGTTTGCTACAGCATCAATAATTGCTCTACCTTCAGCAGCAGATGTTTCTGTTCCATCACCCCAAACATAAACATATGGATAGACTTCATATGTATCACCAGCAGCTGGTGCAGTTGCGAATGGAGCATTCAATGTAAAGATTTTCTGCCCGCCAACACCACGATAATCTATAATTCTACGATACTGACCAGTAGCACCAACAGAAGAAGTTGTAATTTTAATTACACATCCACGATAGTAATCATCTTGTGCTACTGCTGTATCTGGTGCACCATAAATGTCACTTGATCCACCAACTGAAAGATCAGTAGTTCTAAATACACCATCTGGAATATAGTTGTCATAACCTCTACCGCGAGTTACAATATCAACTACTTCAACAGTACCATCAACGGCAGCTGCTTCTATTGTCGTATTTGAAACAACTGGTACATAGTTTGTTGTGGCAAACTTTTCGTATTGTGTTTTGGAAATACTATACATGTACTTCCAAATATAGCTATCACCTGTTACAATAGGGTCGATTGTTTTTGTCGATGGAGCAGATGTAGAATTTACATTTACTGTGGTATTGCTTGCATTAAACAAACACTTATAAACATTAAATTCTGTACCATCATCTACAACTGTATAGAATCTTTTATCATAAAGATCTCCGTCTCTATGATCGTACTTATAATAAAATGTATTAGCACTCCATAGATAATTTGGAATTACATGCGCAACATCACTTGAACTAATTCTTTTTGCAAAGATCATATCGTTATAAACATCAATATTTGTTGACTTGATGCTATTATTTGGAGTGGTTAGATTTGAATCACTTCCAGCGTATGGAGTATGCTTACCGGCAAAAACAAAATAATCGTTATCTGCAAAAGAGCTCACAAAGCTAGTTGCACTTTCTACATTAAAATTTGTTGTTACGAGCTTTTGAGTAACTGACATTTATTCCTCGATTATCTTAGTCAAGTAATGGCCGGCTGTGTTTGCACCACTTGTTGTAGTATTAGCTGTTATATTTATAGGAGTTCCATTAGCAGTATTTGAAAGCTTTACAAAAGTAGTAGCTGTTTGAACTACATAATAATTTGTATTATTTGCAAGTCCTTGAATAACAGTATTTGCTAGTTGTACGGTGTATTTTACAAGATCACCATTTGCAAATGGATTTGGTGTAATTCCGGTATCGATAGTTTCATTCACAGAACTTACCGCGCCTGCAGAATTGAATTGTACTTCCTGACCGGTTGCAATTTCTGACAATTCCAATGTTGCAGATTCTTCTTCTACTACAAGAGCAGAACCAAAGAATTTAGTACCAGCTGTATGCATCACCTTCTTGAACATGTCTGCATAGCGATCAACAGAGATCTTTGAGAGAATCTCATATGAATATTCTTGATAGTAGTCACCATCATGAATGTACATATCTTCAGATAAGAATCCTTTTGAGCTCTTATAGTATCCTTTACCAATTCCATGGCCATCAATTACAATCTTAAGAGATCCTGAGCGAGAACCATCTGCAGATGTGTATTGAAGAATATCACCGTTTGAATATCCAATTCCGGAATCAACTACTTGTAGTGATGTGATTTGACCATTGGCTGTAATAACGTTTGCTTCAATTACAGCATTCAGACCAATTGGATATAGTAATTCAAGATCTTCACCGACACCAACTACGTTTGCCGAAACACCAGAAATATCACCAACAAGAAGTGATCCTTCTCTAAATGTATTTTCAAATGTAAGTCTCTTTACTTTTACAACAGAAGAGTTTGCAGATTTTACAATGCCTTTTGCTGTAGATGAAATTTGATAAAGAGCAAAGCTTAATACGTTGGCACTGACATATGGATTTGAATATGAATGTAAAGTGTTTGTAGTGAGTGTTCCAGTATTACCAGACACACGAACAAATCCATTTGCACCAACAGTATAGATTGATTGAACTGTTACGTTAACAACTGGAGAACTGTTTACATATAGACGATCACCAGGTAAGAATCCTGGAACAGTTGAAAATGTATGTGATTCAAGAGAAGCTGATGAAGCATTAATAGCTTTTACAGTTCCTCCAATAGTATCTGACAATTTGAATCCAAGTGTATTTGCACTTACGATAAAGTATGCAGTGTTATTTGCTAGCCCGGAAATTGCAGTATTTCCAGCAGGAGTTCTATAAAGAATTCTTTGATTGTTTGCAAATTCGTTTGCGTACTTAATTAAAGTATGACCATTTGCGGCTGGATTATAATATCTTAGTATATGTCCAGAACCACCTGGATCTAGAGCAGTGATATCAACATTTGCGCCAGATACAGTTTCTGAAAGTGCAAGGCCGGTGCTATTTGCATAACGAACATAATACAATGTATTGTTTGTTAAACCGGCAACAACTGTGTTTCCAGTTTCAGCAATATATCTGACTTGTTGTCCATTTGCAAAAAGCGTATTTGCACTAGCAATACTAATAAAGTTAGCAGTACTATTTACTGATGTGTTTGAGTTAAATGTCGCAACATTTGATGCCTGTGTAATATTTGCATTTGCACCACCAACAGATGAACTCAGCGTAATGCCAGATGAATTTGAAAATGCTACATAATAAAACGCATTATTTGAAAGACCTGAAAGCGCAGTGTTACCAGAATTAGTATAGTATCTAACGTAACTATTCAATGGATAGTTAGTTGTAGCATCTGGAAGCGCAATAAAATCTGTGTTTGAATTTACATCATCTGTTGTATTAAACACTGCTGTGTTCGACGGATATAAAATAAAATCATTAGCACTTTGAATTTCGTTGTCAACACTTATTGTTGCAAGCTTTTCGCTAAATGTATTACTATAAGCACCATTATCAACTCTTAAGTCGTAATACACAAGATTTGCAAGTGTTTGATTTACACGTTCACCGGTAACATAAATGCCTGTTGCATTTGCAACATTAATAACAAAGTCTTTACGATCAAACGCAGAAATATATGGCTGATAAGCAAGAACATACGGATCAACATTATAGCCAGATCCAGGATCGATTCCGGAAAGAGATCCAATAGTACCAAGAGTAAATTTATCAAATGCTAAGCAAGAAAAGATTGTATTTTTTGCGTCGCCTTGAGAATTTTTTGGGAAGCCAAATGCTGCGGCCGCAATCGGAAGAGCCGTGTATGCTTGATTGGCTTGTGTGAGTGTTGTGTATATGCTAATATTATTAATAGCAGTGTTTGTAGCAGGAGTACCATACTTAATTACATTACTATTTGCATACACGGTTGTACTTACTACGCCACCGGTGTTTGCAAATAAATTGTGATTATCTTTGCTACGAAGTACTCCCGTCGCAGTTTCAAATACTGTACCATGAACTGTTTTGTAGAAGAAGTGACCAGTCTCGTTTACTTTGTTATTTGCAAATGTAGAGAAATTAGTAGTATTAATTTGATTGGTTTTACGATATGGATAAGAAAGAATTATTCCAGTAGTATTTGCAAGTGCTACATAATAATAATCAGCATTTCTTAAACCATTTAATGCAGTATTTCCAGCAGCAACTTCATAACGAACAATATCACCAACAGTAAAACGAGAGTTTGCCGTTGGAAGAAGAATAAATCCAGTGGCAGCATTTACAGAACTGTTAGCATTAAATGCAATCTTATTCACGTCTTGATAGATTCGATCACCAGCTGCAAAACCTGTAATACTTGTAACTGTTAAATTCACTCTATCATAATCACGAGTACCAACACCGTTTGCTGAAATTAAGTCAGTTCCAATGAATATATCTTCGGTATCTCCAAGAGTACCAATTTCAAATTGAGCACCAGATCCAAAGCTTGTGGTCAGTGGAATTGCTGATGTGTTAGTTGTTTGTGTAAGAAGTCGAGCATATTCTGATGGAATATAATCACCACCAGTAACAGTTGTTGTATACGTTACAGTTGTTGCCTGTGAAGTATTTGCGTCTGTATAAAATCTTTCAGTTTCTGTAAAATAACCTTTTACAGGAATGAATGTTAGATTACCTGTTGCAGTACCAGAATCATGAGAAACAGTAAGCAATATACCTTCTGCGATTTTTTTACCAGCACTATCGTAACGATAAATTCTGCTACTGAATGGTAATTCATTATTGTTTGCAGTCGAATAACGAAGGTTATTTACCAGTTTACGAATGTTATAGACACCAACAGTGAAATCTGTTTTTGCTACATTTGCTGATATTGAAGAATTGTCTGTAACTTCAAGACGCTGGCCAATTGGAAACACTCCACTCGCTGTTGTAAGTGTAAGAGTATTACCAACAATGTTTTGAATGGTACCAGTTCCAACAATAGCGGAAGTATTTTTGTACAGAACATTTTGACCAATTGATAGAGTTCCAATTGGGTTTTGAACAGTTAATGTGTATACATCAGGAATTCCCATTACTGTACCACTAATAGTTCTATCTAGAATAGAATTAGCATACAATGAAATAGCATTTCCGGTAGTATAGTATGTTGTAGTATTTGTGAATACGCCATTTACATGAGAAACTACAGCAGTTCCAGTTGTTCCGGTTTGAGTAATATCTAAAACTTTACCAGAACCGACAACCATACCATTGGCAGCATATCGAGTAATTGTTGATCCGACTGAAAGATTAGCTGTTGCGCTAGTAAATGTTACATCAACAAGTGGTTCAAGTGCTTGCTCGAACAATCTAAAATACTGGTTGCTTTCGGTATTTGCTACAACAGTATCTAGTGTAATTACTTTTTCAGAAATAAGAGATTCTGCGTTCAGCGTATAACCATAACCACCATCAACAAAGATAAAATCAACGATACCAGTAGCTTCACTTACAGCTTCAACTCGAGCTATACCGCCGACTCCATTGCCTTCACCATCGCCTTCAAATGTAACAATATCACCTACACGAAAGTTACGAGATCTGTCTTGTAGAATAACACGCTTTACAGATCCAATAAGCTTTGCTCTTTTGGCACTGTCAAAAACTGGAGTGTTATTGATATTTAGACCAATAATTTCTCCATTGTTGAATTCACCTTGACGACCTGAGATGTAAAGTATATCAACATAACCAGCAGATGTTCTACGACGAATAAACTTCTCAACGAATGCTTTTGCGCCAGATAAACCACCGATAATTTGTTTACCAACATAGTCTATATTGTAACGTGTATGAGTGACTTCTAGATATTCTGGTCTTTCCCAGATACCATCAGACACTCGAAGAATATTATCAGCTGGATATTTTACTTCAGCAGATGTACCATACACCAACTTAAAGAATAGATCAATAGAACGCTCTGTACCTTTTGAACGATACAGATCAAGAGAATTTTTGATTAACAGTTCTTTATTTGTAGCAGTATCAAACTGAATGTTTTTAAGATATTTTTCTTTGAATTGTACAATGAATTCATCGAGTGTAGTATCAATATCACGATAGTCTGTAAGACTACGAGCTTGATCTAAAACGTTATTTGCAGTCTCCATCCATTCGTAATAAGCTTTTACAAACGCAATGAATTGTGGTCCTTCTTCCTTATAGAAAGATGGGAATTGATTTTCTACAAATGGAGAAATGATCGATTCGATTTTTTTCATTATTCTCTAATCTGTTCAATTGTAATATTGATATCCGATTCAACAATATTTAATATTACGTTTTGAATGGATGTGATATCTCTTGATCTTGGTTCAGCGTAAATTTTTAATGATGTGCCAGTATAATTTTGGATGTTAAAGTTATTTAACCGTACTACGCCAGTATCATAATCAACTGTTCCAATATCGACAATCTTCTTATGATTAGTTCCAACAGGTGTAACGATTCTTACTAGACCATCACCATTATCTTCAAGAACACAGTTCTGAATACCATTGTATGTAAACGCAGTAGATGTAATTCCATGAACGTCAATAATAGGATGCTCATCACCAAGCAATGGAATTTCTTGAGTAAGTGCCGTTTTAAAATCTACAGTAAGATTTAAAGAAGTATTTAAACTTGGTGTAAGATACTTGACAAGATTAATATCTGTCTCGTTACTGATGATGCTTGGATCTGTTGCATCAAGAGCTTGAACAAGTTTAGAATATCTAAATGTCTTTGAGAAGCTATTTAAATTCTCAGAAGCATAATTTAATATTGAATCGATGATGTATGTACGAATATCTTCTGGATTCAAACCAGTACGGTTGATGTTGTATCTTACAATACTATCAACTTTCAAATATGTATAATCTGGAGTAATGAATAATGGTTCCATGGCTACAGATGAGCGTGAACGAAGGAATCTTTTGTATTCATCTTCCTTAGTTTTTGGAAGGCCATCAACATCTGTAAGATCTACTGAAACAAAGATACGTCCATACTGTGGAGGTGTAGCATCTTCGCCACCGTATGCAGTCACGGCATTAATTTCTGGGTAATTAGCTTTTAATAGATTCTCATAATCTTCAGCTGTAATAGCACGCTCTTGAGTTGTAAATGCTCGTGGTGCATTGAACTTAATTGAATTTAAATCTTCAGCAACCGCACCATCAGCCGCGGCTGATATAGTTGCAACTGCTACATTAGGTTCATTGTCAATACGACCGGAATTAATAAAGCGAAATGCACCGTTTGGAAGTTCACCATTTGAAATACGATATTCAATAATTATAATTGAATTGTTCTTTGGTTTACGACCTACAACTCCATCACCGAATACGATTTCATATGCATCGCCAATTCCAGGTTGTAAAAAGAATACCTTTGAACTACCATTGTGTCCAAACAGTGAAGTGGCACGTGAATATTCTTGAGTGACTGAACCATTATCTTCTAGAACTGTAACAGTAACACTAGAAAGATCTACGTTTTTGTTGTTGATCTTGTAAATTAGAGAATTGGCATAGTTCACTACATACGTATCACTTAGGTAGTTGCCTTCATAGATAGTAATTGTATCACTTACAAAAGAACCATTTACTTTATTTGTAACAATAAGGTTTTCACTTGTTGTAAATGTATAAGAAAAGTCATCCACTCGAGAGATAAACTGAGTACCCTTTGGAATAACTATAGAATTTTTATTTGCATCTGTTGGTGTAATTGTTAATTGAATCTGAGCTTTTGCAGAAGTAAAAGATCTTGGAAGATAATTTAATTCTTTGGCATGTGAAATTACACTATCACGAAGCTTAGCAGAATCTAAGAACATTTCATTGCTAACCATATTTAAATAGAAAGCATTTTGATATGTGTTATAGGCAAGAACATCGAGCATGACAGACAGGTTACTGCCTTCAAAATCATAGTCTTTGAACTCATCTTGCTCTTTTAAATAAGCTTTTAGAGAGTTTTTATACTCGGTAAAGTCGAGTTGTGTAAGAATAATACTTGAATTAGATGCCATTATCTTGCTCTGTAAAGTGTGATACTAATAGAAACTGGGTTCACATTATTTATTACTTCAAAATAGATGTATACATCGTAAGACTGACGTGATTCATTTGCCTGTACAATTACATCAATTACACGAGCTCTTGGTTCATAAACTTCTATTGTTTCAATAATTACGTTTTTAATTTCTTCGACAATAATATCTGACATGTTTTCGAAAAGAAGACTTTTAATTCTACAACCAAGTTCTGGTTGGAATGGTCTATCATACTTCTCTGTCTGTATTAAATTACGAATTGAACGCTTGACCGCATCTTCATTTATGTATTTCACAAGTCTTTTGTTTTGTGGATGCGCGTTAAAGTTAGTATAGAAATCACTATAGTACGGCTTCTTCTCAGAAGCTTTATCTGTACGGGTTATCTTATCAATGCGAGTGACGTCTACCATTTAACTCTCTTTATTTTTATTTATCCGATAGGAAGACCAGTTTTGGGTGAATGCATATGTTTAGTAAGTGCTATATTTCCTGATTTAATTTCTTCTGTTGAAGTCAACTTACCTTTAAGTTCTACATCACCATCAATGTATAATTTTCCGGTTATACCAACTTCAGTTCCTGATATATTGACAACACCGGATTTAGAAACTAGATCAATATCACCATCTGAGTTGATTTGAATCTTTCCTTCATTGGCTACAATTTGAAGATCGCCTTTTACAACACTGATTGAATGATCGTTCATTGTAACACTTGTAGAGTCTTTCATTGATTTAGTGACAATAGATCCATCAGGAAAGATTTCTACATAAGCTCCAGACTTGTGATAAACATGAATACGTTCAGATTTTGGAGTATCATCAAGTTCAAGCACATGACCAGACTCTGTTGTAATAGTCTTATTGTGTGGATACTGCGCAGCGTATTCAGATTTTTTTTCACCAAGTTCTGTGATGTAGGTTTTTTGAACCGGTCCAACTCCACGGGCCTGACTTGAAAGTGAATGGTTACTATCATCTACTGCATAAGGAAAGCTTCCCATAATATATGAAAGCTTGGAATTCATTCTGAATCCAAATACTTTAGTATTCTTATTCACGCCAACTGCTGCTACACCAATGCCTTTTGCATTAGCTCCTGTTGGTGGCATAATCACGTGACACCAGA